GTTTATATTTATCAGACGTTTTATTAGAAAGCAACTATTCGTCTGATGGAACTCCAATCGGAGAGCGAGACTTATTAAATCTATGAACCTCACGCGGTCCAAGATCAGATCCTCTACCGCTGCGAAGTTGCTGTTCTTTTGTAAACACCGCTTCTCGTGCTGCACGAGCTTCTTTCATCCTTGCTTCTTCAGTGAGGATAGAAGGGCGCTCCATGAGAACTTGGCCTTCAACTTCAATTGTCTCGCCTTTCCAATTACCAGGCATCATACTTGGATATCGGCTTAGCGGGACTGGCTTCCAGCCTTGTCTGTCAAGCTCAACGATGTAGGAAGATTGTTCTTCTCCCATAACCGTGTGGCACTTCCATTGATAATCCCAACCCGGAGGCGGAGAAGGAGCCCAAAATTTATCTCGTGAGCCGTCTCCGTCTGGTTGGTTTTGGCGAATTTCCCGAAGACGGGCTTCAGCTCTGGCAACACTGTCCTCAGTAGCGTCTAATGGCTTGCGATCAACAGATGTGACGTCTAGGGTTTTTTTATAAGCCTTGCCTTCTCTTGTGCGACCATCAATATTGGAAAGTTCTTCAAAACTATTCATGTTCTAATTCCTTTTAAGCCGAAAGCTTGCCTTCGCGGATCAAGGCAGCCTTATTGCGGGCATAAGTTTCAATGGCTTTTTCTCTTGGTAGATCTGGATCCATCAATAAGGCTTGTTCTACTTCGGCAGCCGACAAAGTCATTGTCGAACCACCATTGTAGCCAGATCGCCCTATTGTCGGAGAAGACGACGTGACGGGTGTAGACGCCATCGCCTGTCTTTTTATGTTCGATCTATTATTTGAGATCCCAAGCTCATTCTCAATATATGAGAAATACTCCGGGCTTTCAGCCTTTATGCCTTTTAATACAGTCGCCGCCTGATGGGCAGCAGACAGTCGGTTCATGTCCGCAGCAGCATTCGGATGCTCTCTTAACCAAGACGCTGATCGCGGTGATAGTTTTGATAAAAGCGCCTCAAACTGTTGTTCCTGTGAAAGAGGCTGTGGTGGTGGTTCATATTGCGGTTGTTGAGGAGGAGTATCGGCAACTCTCCCTTCGGTGGCTTGTAGATATTTTTCAATATCACTTTTGCCTTCGTATAAACCTTTAAGGTTAGCATTCGCCCAAGCAAGGACATTGTTTGCCTCGGCCGCTGCGGAATAATCTCCTGAAGCCATGGCATCCGAATAAGTTCGTTTTGCCTGCTCGATAGTTTGCTGCATATTTTCAATGCCGCTTAAAACTACCTTGTAATTACTGCTATGAAGATCGGCCTGAGCATATTGCGCGGCCTTAGCTTGTTCTAAGGCATATTGTTCTGCCCTGTGACGAGCTATTTTCTCTTGCTCATGGCGTCTATTGACCTCTTCTAATTGAGATTTTACTTCGAGAAGGGCCTTTTCACGATCATCCACTGTGTCTTGTGAGGGTTTTTCTCCCTCAAGGACTACTTCTACTGGACCGTCATCCTCAATCGGGACTTCAATCTCTTTTTCATCGCCAATATCAATCATTTTTAGCTCCTCAATAGATAAAATCCGGGTCAGATACCCGCATCCGAACACTGGCGTCGCCTACTATTCGACAATCGACAGTGTCATCTTTGGATATTGACTTCTGAAGAGTGTTTAAGGTCACTCGCCAGCCGTCAGAGGGCCTAAAAACGATCCAATCACCTACATTTATGTCCCTAAACTTGTTTCCGTTGTCATCAACGTAGCAAAATGGGCCCATTTTTACGACTAATCCAACTTTTCCTTGGTGAACATCCTCTGTTCGAGTGCTGTCAGCCAATATTAACCCGGATTTTGTCTTTTCAGGACGTTTGTAAATCGCAACCAGCATGTCGGATCCAAAAACATCCACCCCAGATAAGTCACCAACTCGATCCAAAATCGCTTGTTTCGGATCAACTTCATGTAACATCGCTATTGCTGGCAATGTCGACACTCCTATTTATCCCAGAACGCGCGTCTGGGGTCGCTTTCCAAGAGCATCTTGGAAATTTCTAAAAACTTCTCTCAAATTGCCCATAGTTTTTTATTGCGGCCAATTGATATGCGATAGAGGCGGCAGCAGGACAATCAAATAAACCAAGATGTTTACTTATTTTTCCTATTTTAGCTCGCCACATTCCTGATTGTTTATGCCAATAAACACCTTTAGGAGGCCATGCTCGCATTGGACGTTTATTTTGATTTTGTTGAGATCTCGTCGCTAAACGCAAGTTTTCCCATCTATTGTCTAATGGATCACAATTTATGTGGTCTATTTCAGATTTAGGAAAACTTCCTGTCATATATAGCCATGCTATACGATGGGCCCGATAGGCTTTTCCTAAAATCCAAAGTTGACATCTTCCTTTTGCGTCTAATGTTCCGGCTTTTTTACCAGCCCACTTAGCATCCCATGCAGGTATTCCATGATTTTTATGGAAAAACCATCCAGTTAGTTGATCATAATATAATATTGATTTTAAATATTTTTGCGTGATATTTGATAATTAGCCATTTGCTTATCTCCAGAAAGCTTGTGGTTAAAGGGGTGGAGATGGTGACACATCTCTATCCCTTGTTTTTAGCGCCTTTTATCTTCTATTCCCAGGACCTTTTTCTGGGCTTCTTGTGCGGCATTCAGAGCATCTGATATGCCCTTCAAGCGACCTACCCTGTGTCGATAGTCGTCGAAGCTTTGGGCCTTGCCGTTTGCCAACTCTAGCGTGAGTTGTTCATACAAATCGGCAAGGATTTTCACTAGCTCATCATAGAGCATCAAATCTAAGTTCATTTACCCGCCAGTTTTGCTATTAGGCGTCGGATTTTGTCCTTGCAGATAATTGAGGAGCGCTTGGTTCCCAAATTGGTTCTGCAATGCACTCATTCCAGCATTATAAGAAGCAACATAAGGGTCTACTGATCCGCCAACGTCGGGCGTTACTGCTTGGGATTGCATGAATGCGTCACCGGCAGGGCTATTCATAATAGCGTTTTCTACGTCTTGGCGTGTGGCCAAACCTTTATTTAACTGATCAGTCCAATATTGCGCCTCTTGTTGGCTTGGATTTCTTCCCACATCAGATTGGAATACTTGGTTGATAAAGTTTCCGCTCTGATTGGCGTAGTCTGCCAAAGAAGCTTCGATTTGTCCTTGTGTTGTTGTCCCGGACGTAAGTGCGTCAGTCCAATATTTTAATCCCTCAGGATCTGGGTCTCTTCCCATATATTGCTGATAGGCAGCATTTAGGAATTGATCCGTCGGCAAATTCTGCGACGAAACACTTGCGTCGTAGTTTTGGTAATGCCCGGGTAAGTTTTGCGCTGTGCTTGTGTATTTTAATGCCGGAGAAGTAGAGGCCGGCATTTTTGCTAATACGTCTGGCGGCAGTGTGGACAACGAAGAAGCCGGAACTGTCAAACCGGCAGGCGGTCCAGATGTAGGACCTCCTTGAGCCGTTTGTCCTGCCGGTGGGGCAGGTTGATTAGCAGCTTGCTGCGCTTGCATTGCAGCCTGAACTTGCGGTGGAAGAAGATTAGGGTCCATCTGGCCAAATCTGGCTAGTGTATCTCCCGTCATCATCATCGAATTTGGCTGATTATACATTGAGCCAAATGCCGCTAGTGGAGCCTGCGCAAATCCTTGAGCCGGGCCTGGAGCGTTAAATGCCGCAAGACCTGCCGCCTGTTGCTGCTGAGGTGTCCCACCAGATGGGGCAGACGTAGCAGGATTGCTACCGGCTAATATACCACCATCAGCTCTTCTTGCCCTTCCGCCATATCGACGGCCTTGCTGAGAAGATCCAGCCCACGACGGAGTTATCCCCGCAGTTGCAGGCTGGTTTTGTGGCTGAGGCGGCTGAGCAACCGGAGCGGGCTGGGAGCTAACATCCATGCCGTTATCATACATGGCTGATCGCGTCCCAAACCCATCATGGGTCGGAGATTGCTCAAGTGACTTACCCAGGGTTTGATTACCTGCATTCTGAACCTGATTAGGGTCAGCTGCTTGCGGAGAAGCGGCAAAGCTGTCCTGGGTATTCTGATACTGAGAACCCATAAGACCGCCAAAGCCTGTCGTGGCTCCTCCGCCTAGATAAAACCCTTCCGGCCAGCTTTATATGCCGCAAGTTCTTCTTTCTGGAGGCGGCCTTCGCCTGAACCAGCGCCGGCCGTGAGGTCCTGTGTAGAGCGAACTTTACCACCTCGTTTAAATGGACGGGGTGGCATACCGCCTGGCGCACCCATACCCGGAGCGCCCCCTAATCCCTGTGGCATACCGCCCATTGGAGGTGCCGGCGGCATTGCTCCGCCCATTGGTGGGGCTGGTGGCATTCCGCCCATAGGAGGTGCCATAGGGGCGCCACCTGGAGGCATTGGAGGCATGCCGCCCGGAGCGCCGCCCACTGGAGGCATGGGGGGGCGTGGCATCCCTCCAGCTGGCATAGGAGGTAAGCCCCCCATTGGATTTGTCTGACCACGGCTATCATTGAAATTAATTGTCACGCCACCTTTGGTAGCAGACTTGCCGCCACCTAAAGATGTGCCGCCGCTAAGAGATCCGCCATCAGCGCGCTTTGCACGACCACCTTTACGGAGACCTTCCATGCTCTGCTGCTCGTCATGCTTTTTATCAAGAGCGGATTTCTCCCACTTCTCCATCGACATGCCGTGCTTTTTAGCAAGCTTCTTATCTTCGCGTAGGTCTTCCTTGGAATGTTCCCACTCCATGTGTCCGACCTTGCCACCCTTTTTCATGGCGTATTGGCCTTTGCCAAGATTGCCTTTGCGATAATCTTCGGGGGAAATCTTATTAGCTTCTCTCTCCGCGTAATTTCGCATAGCCTGCTTATCAGCCTCGGAAGGGCCAGATTGAGATTTCTCGGATTTCAAGCCTTTCAAACGCTCCTCAGAACGCATGGCTTCCTCTGGGCTAGGCAACATACCGCCGTCATCACGCTTTTTACGGGAAGCTTTGTCCAAGCGCTTTAAAGACATGGCGCCCTTAACAGAGCCACCAGCCTTGCGCATGATACGTGGATTGACTTCTTGTGAAAGCTTCGGCTCAGCGAAGATAACGCCAAGGCCAGCCTGTTCATTGGTGTTCAGGCCCTTCTCGCCATCCCAGCCGTCTTCAGTTTTTTTCTTAGCTGATTTGGCTGCCTTTGAGCCTTTTCCAGCATAAGTATCAATCTTTTTATCATGGCCTGCTTTGGCCTCTTTAGCATATGGATGTGCCATCGTCTTATACCTGTTGTTGATGGGAAGAGGCTCAGACGGCGCGTCCGATTAGCCTATAAGATTGTAAAATATCGGCACTACGGCGCGTAGGTCGATTGTATCATAAAGCAAAGATTTTCATACCTTTGCGAGTTATCAATGTTTTTTAGCAGCCCTCATATTATCCACGAGATTTGGATAAGGGCGCCCGGCAGCCTTAGCCGCAGCTTTAGCAGATGACTTTTGCTCGCTTGTTAGTGGATCTGGCTTACCAAGTGACTTAGGACGAGGTTTATCCCACACTGGTCCGCCAGTTTTATATTTCCTAGCCACCGAAAGGGCGTCACTAACAGCCCCGCCTTTATTCATTTGTCCTGGTGCTAATCCTTGACCGCCAGTTCCAGGGACAGCAGATCCGTCAACAACCATAGGTGATAAATATAAAGACCCAGGATCGGGCGTTCCTGTGGAAGTTCCTAATGTTCCGGCAGTTCCACTACCAGAAGGCAATCCTGTGTAACCAAGTTGATAATAATCAATTGGAGTGGTTGCTGTTGGACCAGGAATATTCGCCGTAGCAAGCGTTGATCCAGCTCCAGAAGATGGAGCAACGCCTGTTCCAATGCCAGATCCCACTCCAACAGGAACGCCTATTGAAGCCCCAGCGCCAGAATTAACACCAACATTACCGCCGGCACCTGTGCCTGCTAATTGTTGACCTAAATTAGTTCCTGGCTGTGTGCCGCCGGTAATAGTTCCGCTACCAACTGAAGTGCCAGTTCCCGTAGTAGGAAGTGTCCCAGCATATGGGACATATTGTCCTTGAGCATTTTTTGTAAATTGATAATTTGCTAACTGGCTTCTTGAAATGATTGTTGACGGATCCTGATAAAATGGACCGGGGGTAGCATTATCAGCCAAAACATTTTGATAACTAGCGTCGTCCAAAACTTTTACAGGTTTACCATTAATCATTACAGTCGACATATACGGAATAGTATTTCCTTGAACAGTATTGGATGGAATAGTTTGCGTCTGCGGTGGAGGAGTTATTTGGTAAGGTTGATAACTGCTTCCCTGAGACGTTGCATACTGTTTACCTTCATCAGATTGGGGCAAATATTTAGCCAATACATCTTGTGTTACTTGCCCTGTTCCTAATTGGCCAGTCCAATATTGCTGTTCTGCTGAAGTTGGGGCGCGACCAAAATCCTGTTGATACGCATCATTTAAAAAAGAAGAGTTTTTAAAATATTGTTGTGCAGGGTCGCTTCCTGCAAATGCAACCTCCACTGATTGAGGCGTTGCTGTTCCTGCACGTAATTGATCTGTCCAATATTTAACACCATTTGGATCAGGAGGTGTGCCAAGATCGTTTTTATATAGTTTATTAATAAAATCAGTGTAATCAGATGGAATTAATTTAGCTGGATCGGCCGCTACCGCCTTTAGGTTGTCAGGAATATTATAATCAACAAAAGATTTACCATAATCACCTTTCGAGGCATTTGGTGCTATTTGTTGAAGCTGTTGTTGTATTCCTTCAGCATATCCCAATCTTTTTTGGAATGTGCTTTTCGCGTCTTGCGCCGCTGAACTATTAGAGGAAATATTCCCTCGGCTATTTATAAACGCCCCAGGGCTTTCTACTGCCAATGCTCCGGCCACAGCAGATTGGAGATCTGGAGCATAGTTCATATAATCATTAACAGATGAAGGATTAGCGAGATCGTATGATGATCCTAAATTTCCTGTAGTATAATTTACCCAAAACGATGTTTGAGCTGCTGGATCGGATGGACTTAAATTATTAGCTTTTGCATATTTTTGAAAGGCAGTATTCATTGGGCCAGTAAATTGAAACGCACCATAACCACCGCCACCACCAGTTTGCGGCTGATTAAAGTTTAAATAATAGTTTCCATCAGAATTGGCCTTGGATGATTGTCCTTCAGTAGCAGCATTTGCAGCATAAGCAATGGCCGCATTGTAGGACATCCCTTGGTTCATCAAGTTTAAGGCCAAATTAGTGGCATTTGTCCAATCATATTTTTTAGGAATGTCTGCCGTCGATGATTGAATATTTTTAGGATCAGACAACCATTGGACTGAATTTTGAGCGCCTGAAGATAAATTTGTCCACCCTAAATTATAGCCCGTCCTAGATGTGTCACCAACATATTGACTAGGATCTGTTGTCCCGCCCGATAACCCAGATGTGCTTTGTCCACCGGTAGCACGATATTTTCGGGCTACTTCCAAAGCCCCACCATCAGAACACTTCCACTTTCTCAAAGATTTATTAATCCGGCTATCTGGATCATTGGCTGTCTCAGAGCTGGTAAGCTTAGCTTTCATGCCTTTCATACGAGCGCAGAAACTATCTTTACGGGATCCGCCTTCCGGCTGAGGACGCTTAATGTCATGACCCTCGGAACGGAGAGAAGCTCGACCCTTTTCGTTCAACCCGCCCTCTGGGTTTTTGCCCTCAGACCTTTGCCAAGCCGGTGTCTTAGCCATCTTATTATTCCCTCGTGCCGATCCGCCAGTAGCCATTCCGGCAGGCTTAGGCCAATCTTGCTCTGGCGACCATGCAGGATATTTGTCTTTACCAAGTTCAAAGAAGGGAGACTTTCCTTCTGCTTCACGGCGTTTTGCAGCTTCATAAGCCCTATTATCAGTATCTTGTGGTGGGCTTCTATGAAGTCTTTCCGCCATTAATACAGCTGCCTTGTCGGCATCGCTTATATTTTCATAAATAGACGGATATTGGATTTCTCTATCTGAAGAATATTCAGAAACTATTCCAGAGTTGTCTAAATTTTTAATTGGACCGAGAAAACCAATATCTTTTGATTTAAGCGCATCTAATTTATCTGTTTCTGGGTTGTATCTTTGCCCCCATGGATGTCGAAGAGGAAGTGTCTTAGCCATCCTACTCTCCATCTTCCGCAGTTGGCATTCCCATCGGCTGCGACATCAAATTAAATATACGATCCTTATGCTTCTCATTGGCGTCATGACGATGTTGTTCCGTCATCTGGCCATGTTGAGCAAGAAGATCCTTATCCTTGTTTTTCTCGTCTTGGCGGAGCTTGTCAGCATGGACCATTGCAGTTTGCTGAAGCTTCATCGCTTCTAATTGCAATTTACCTTTGCGGTCCTCAGCATGGTTCTGGGCATCCGTAAACGCCTTCATCTGATCAGTCTTGATCTTCTGAACATTTGCCTCAGTAACCATCGCCTTCGTCTGATTGTCGACCTGATTAGACTGGGCCTTTATTTGAACCTCGGCCTGTTTTGCCTGAGCCGTTATCATCTTGGCCTGGGCTTCCATCATCAGTGCAGGATCTTGTTGCGGGCCTTGTGGTGGTTGTTTACTCCACAGGCTGTCAATATCCTCAATATCTGTCATCTCAAGAATACGACGATCGACTTCCTGCATGTCGTAAAGTTGTGGGTTCTGAGCGGCAAGTTGTTTGAGTGCAATCGCCTTCTGGATCCTTAATGTCTGAGAAGAACAATTTGGATCAGCCTTCGGGACAATATCGTAATTGTCTAAGGCTTGCTGGAGTAACTCAGCATCTTTCTGGAACCCTGGATTTCTATTAGATCTCCAAAGGCTCTCCGGATCTCTACGGAACAATTCCTTGAGTAATGAGAATTCCTTGCCCTGTGCCTGATGCATTCTCTTATGAACGGCATTCAGGACTTTTGTGGCCTGCTCAATCATCGCAATGGTAGATCCTACGGGAATATCCTGCCTTCCCTCTCCTACGGCCATTTCTGCCGTGCCACCAACACGCTGGGCAGTCTGTTCCACATTCTGGATCATTTGCATAAAGCCGCTGGATATATCCCGATATGGAAGCGGGAGAAACGCCTCCTTTAAAGGAACGCCATCGACGTCTAATGGCGCCACTTGTCCTGGCCCAACCCGGATCGTGGTCGTTTGCTGGCGGCCGGATGATCGAGCCATAACGCCACCCGGAAAATTAGCCAGCATGCCATTGTCAAGAGCAATTCGCCAAGCCGCTGTAAGAGCGCGATTAGCATTACCAAGAATATGCAAAAGACCGAGGTTAAGACCGGGGAACGACGGAACAAATACATACTCAACGAAGACTTCTTTTCGTGTATAATTTTCATCGCCCTCTTCCCACCAACGGCGGATTTCGAGGACTTGCCTGCTGTCCTTGTCTAACGTCACACGATAAGGAAGGGGCAACCCGGTGGCTTCGCCATCTTCTTTATGCTCAAAACCACGCAGATCTAACTCACAATAACACTCGTAAATTTCTCTATCGACCTCTCGGTGTTCCATCAAGCTCTTCGGCTCAACACCTGAGATGTTTGCCAGTTCAATGTCAACAACATTGCCTAGCGCAAAATTTGTGGAAGTAAGTGCGACGTCTCTCCAAATGCCGGCAAGCTGCATTCTTCTTACGTCTGAAGGCTTCATCTTACTACGATGAGTAACCCTGGCGGCCGCTTCAATAGCTACGGCACCTTCGGAAAGGATCAAATCCTTACGGTCAATTGTCTCTGATACAGGACGACGCTTCAAAGGATGATAATAAACCTTCTTGTATGCCTCTCCACCCAATCCAAGCGAAAAGAACATACGATCAGTATCGGGATAATATTCAGGAGCCCCAGACGTCAGATAATGGTTCATGTCTGTCTCAAGGGCGTTTGCCGCTTGATCGAGCTGCTTTATCTGATCACCTTCATTCGAGACCTTCACCGGTCCATCAGCCGGCAACAATTCGCCGCGGGCATTTGCCTGGAACCTTAGGACAGCTTCCAATAACAACGGATGCTTAACGACCGAGATGCCCTCGTCATTTGGTTCTGATCTTGGCTCTTCGAGCTTAATGCCTAGGAGTTCAATTCCCTTGGCGACGTCTTCTAATCTCTGATCCTGACGCGTGCGATCGTCATTGATCAATCTCAAAAGCTCATCGGCAACGCCAGTGAGAACACCTATCTCGACATGCATCGCCAAATTGGCATCATGATCCTTGCTATCTTCGCTGGGCGCCTGTGGCAATCCGCCAAAGTTAATCTGCACCCCGCCATCGGTAAGATCAATTTGAATGACTTGATCGCCCGGCTTTGCCTTTTGCTCAGGTGGCGTGAGGTCTACCTGCTCAGGCTTTTCCTGCGGCATTCCAGGAGTAGGAACCTGCCGTAAGTTCATCGGGGCTACATTGGCCATTTACTTCTCGTGGATTGCAAGCCAACCGTGTGGCTCTTCATTAAAAGGATTGCCGCCGTGATACCAGAACAACTCGCCGTCTATTTTGACGGTCATTGCCCATCCCTCAATACCAGTATCAGACAGGATCTTCACTAAGGCCATTTTCTGCTCAGGCAATTCATCCATCGGCCTGACAACAGAATGGTCAATAATAAATGACATCGCCGCCTCAGACGTTATAGACAGGTTTGCTAGTCCGTCGGTATGAACCTTCGGCCATAGAAATGGCCACAATTTCCTCAGGACGTCTAAGGAGATTGCGTTCTTTGAGATACTTGAGCGCTTGCGTCGAGCTGTCGACAAGGTCGTCGTGCTTTCCTTTTGGGAAATTCTCAAACTGCGTAATTACCTGATCTGCCCATGCCCTGTCGGGAGAATAAACCTGCCCGCCACTAAACACTGCTTGGACAGCATAGGCCCTGGCAACCTTATCCGCATTTCCCGGATTAATAAGCTGGACACCCCAATGCTGATTTCTATTGAGCCTCTTAATCTCTTGGGCAACCGAAAGGCCACTTGCCTTTGCCTCAATCAGTAACATGTCAACTTTGAACTGATTACAAGTGTGAATGGCCCATTCGACCAATCCCCACTCTTCCATAGAGCGGCGCTTAAATTCTAAC